GGCACCAGGGTCGAGGCGCAGATGTAGGTGGCGGATCCGCCGATGGTCGCCTTGACGATGAGGTCGCGGCGCCCGACCTGGCTGGCGGCCCACTGGGCGAGCACGGAGACGTTGTAGATGCCGCCCCACGAGATGGTCACGGTGTCGGTGTGCAGGGAGCCGTTGGTGTCGACGTCCGTGGCCAAGAAGCACTTAGTCCAAGTGGTGCCTGACGAGATGGTCTGGGATCCAGCAGCACCGCCAGATGTGCCAGAGCTGAGAGCGAGCACCTCTTCGGGCTGCAATACAGCAGTAACGACAGTGTTGTAGGTGTTGAAGTCGCCTACGGTGGGCACGACTGGGCTGACCTGGAATAGATAGACGCCGTTGGCGGTGGGATTTGCCATAGGTATGACAGTCCCGCCGGGAAGCTATGGCGCCAGTGGGTAGATCCCGATGGGCGGGAACTGGTCGGCTGCGAGCTGCACCTGGCCGCTGACCACGGTCTCGGCGTGACCATCCTCTTGGACGTGGATATCCGCACCGTCCCAGGACGGGACCTTGGCGCCGGGCACAAAGAAGAGAGCGGCGTTCCAGGCGGGAACTGTGCTAAGCGTAATGGTCCACTCGCCCACCGTGAAATCGAAAGAATGCTCAATGCCTTCGATGAGCGCGAAGGTCGAGAGATTGCCACCGAAGTCCACGTGGGCAGGCAGGTTGATGTAGACGTTGCGCCATATCTCAAGGGTCGCGATTGCGTGCAATGCGTTTGCGTAGTCGGCGCTGGTGGACGCGAACTGAGACAGGTAGGCCCACGGCTTGAAGGTCACTGTGTCTACGCGCGTTCGTTCGACGTCGTAGCGGTTGACGAAGGTCAACAGGACGTTGCGCACCTCGACGTCGGTCAGGTAGTTGAGCGTGCCGGGCCAGTGGAAGGTCTTCTGCCCAAAGCCACCCGTACGCCCGGGGATTGACGCCTGGGGAGACGGGGAGTCCACGATGACCGGGTTGGACGCACCGCGGCTGCCCTCGGCAGCAGTCCACAAGTCCTGGTCCGTGTTCGAGATGGTGGCCTTGACGACTGGGACGACGCCGGGGCCAACCGTCGGACCCGTGGTAGTGGTGCCCAGCGTTAGCCAGGTGCCCGGCGTGGACGCTGCCCACGAGCGGTCGAGAAAGTTGATCTTGCCGGACCCGTCGACAAAGAGCTGACCGAGCTCGTCGAGGGTCGTCTGCTCCAAGTCGGCACGCACCGAGCGCGACCGGGCGTTGGCAGCGTCAGGCTCGATGAGAACGGACTGGCCCGGCATGATGTAGCGGTCGAGGGCAGGTGCTCCGAGGTTGATGAGCTGCAGGTTCACCCATTCCCCTGTCCGTCGCGACTCGGGATACACGAAACCCCACCAACCCGTGCGGACGTCTACTGGGGTACTCGACGTGCTGATGTCAGCCGTCGGGTTGCCACCAATCACCGATGCAGAAACCGCGTGATCAAAGAGCGCAATGTCACCAACTCCCCCGTACCAAGGGGAGTAGACCATACCCTTTCCCGGTCCAGTGTGGCCCATTACGACGAGGTTGGATGCGGGGATGACCATGCCCGAGGTTGAGCAGGTCCCAACAACCGTTCCGTTCAGGTAGAGGGTCATGGTTGATCCATCTCGAACGAGCGTGAGCATCTGCGTGACGTTCACGTCGAATGGAACAGAGCTCGTGATGGTCTGCACGCGAGCCCCGGCGGCGTTGTAGGCGGCAAAGCGCGGGTACCACTTCTGGGAGAGGAATACGGCATCGAGCGCCCAACCACTCGTTCCATTGGTGGTAGAGGCTATGAGAAGGGGATTGACCAGCGGTAGAGCAGAAGAGTTGTCGAGCAATACGAGGGCATTGAACGTCCATGCTGAGCTGGCCATCGTGGTCTTCGAAATCGAGTTGCAGGTGAGTGTGTCGGCTTCCAAGTTGAGCTCTGGACGCGGCGTAGTCTCTGTGCTCGATGTTAGGTAGTTGTCCTGGATAAAGGCGAACGAGCCATCGCGGGCGTTACCCGAGGCGTCATAGGCGGCGAAGTTTTGCACGCTCTTGTTAGAGATAGAAGTCATTGAGTTGTCGTCGCATGGATACCAGAACAACGCGCCGTTTAACCGGTACTGAGTACCCAAGTAGTTAGGGTCCATGTAGGCGTCGGTGGCCGCCTTAAGTTGGTCGTAAGCAACGCAGGTGAAGTCCATGAAGCCGGCTTGCGACCATTCTTTGGGTCCCCACTCGCCGATGTAGCCGGTGAAGATCGGCACCCAGCCATACGAACTACCGGCGAAGACCTGGTATGTCAGAGGCACGTCGATGGATCCGTATGGCAGGATGCTGTTGCTGTTGGACCAGCCGCCTCGGTTTGGTGTGAGGCGCCCGTCGTAGTTCTTCAGCGTGAGCGTGCACTCGCCCGCATCGGGGATCTGGAGCTCGTGGTTGGTGCCTCGGTGCACGGTGGCCTGGGTGACGTAGTCGCTGATGTCCAGCCAGTCGCCAGACGGGATCGTCGAGATGCGCACCCGACCGTAGCCAGGTGCGATGAGAATACGCGCGCCAGCGCCGATACCGGGTGCGGGGATCATCGGCGCAGTTCCCTACCAGACCCGCCGTTTACCTGGCTGCGCCGGCTCGCGACCTTGGATAATTCTTGGTAGAAGCTCTCCAAGTCCTGGACGCCGTTGATTGTCAGCTGATTGATGATGATGTTTCCCGTGCCCATAGTGGAGACCGACGCGACGGGCTTGGACGGTAAGCCAGTGAGCGCAAGGCCGCCATGGGTCTCGGCCTGCTTGAGCAGGTTGGCCATGTCATAGGTGTGGTGGCTGATCTTGATAAGCCATGGGGTCATGTCGCGGGTGTTGAGACTGATGTTGTTGCTGCTGTTGCTGCTCCCGCCGCCACCGAACAGGCCGCCGAAGAAGCCACCGATCGCAGAGCCGATGCCGTGCGTGATGTTGCCTACCATGTGCAGGCCGCCGTTCACGAGGTTGTTGGCCGCGCTGCCGAGCGCGCCGAGCACGTGGCCGCCAAGGTGCCAGAGGCCCTTGGCTACATCGGCGGTCTTGTGTGCGATCGCCGAGGCCGTGCTGGCGCCCCACTTGGCGACGTCCTTGATCCCGTGCCAGACGTGCTTGGCGGTCTGGCCAACGAAGTGGTCGATCTGCTTGTGCCACTTGATGTAGGCGGCGGTGGCTCCTGCGATTGCAAGCGACACACCGAGGGTCTCGGGACCAAGGGCAGCGCCCGCGGCCATCACTCCACCCTCGGCAGCAGCCTCGCCGCCACCTACCACGGCAGCCTCCTCCACGCCAGTAGCAGCGTCACCGGCAAGTGCGTCACCAGAGCCACCCTTGAACAAGTTGCCGATCTTGGAGAAGAGCCCCTTGCCCTTGCCGAAGATGTTCTTGGCCTTGCCCAGTAATCCCTTGATGATGTTCTTAGGGTTGAGGGCGTCTTTCATCTTGCCGAAGAAACCCTTCTCGGCGTCATTTTCGAGGGTCTTCTCGGCGTCCTTCTCCAAGCCACCACCGAGTCCGCTTCCAAGTCCATTGTTCATTTTCTCGGCAGCGGCCATCATGAGCTCGGCAGCACGCATCATCGTGGCGGCTGACCCGCCAGATGTGCTGCCGCCACCAAAAACGTCATTTTCGACATCCTTACCAATACCGAATACGCGCTTGAACATGCCGCCCCAACCACCAGCCTCCTTGGCCGCCTTGACGTCCTTGAGCCAGTGGTACGCCTTGAAGCCCTTCGCAAACGCCCAGAATCCACCGGCGCCAGCCGTCAGGCCAACTGCACCAATCCCCAGCCCTTCCATGATGGCCGGGTGCTTGGCAAGGGAGCCGATGAGGTTGGAGAACCATTTCAGCGGCCCTCGCACAAGACCCCAAAGGGTCTTGCCAAACGAGGTCATGGCACTTTGCGCGGCCAACTCCGCTTGCTTTAGTCCAAACTTGGCGGTCTTGCGGACCGAGTCCATGCCCGTGATGTCCTTGGTGTTCTTACCTGCAGCTTGGATGGCAGCGATGTTGGACAGCGTCATTGCATAGTGAGACCCCGTAGTTTCCATGAGGGTCTGCGCACTGGAAATGTTTCCTGTTGCAGTGTTGAGCGCGGCCATGAATGTCTGAACTGCGGGACCACCGCTTTTGATCAGGTCATTGAAGCCGTTGGCCTTGTCAAAAAGCGCCTTGAACTGCATGGCCTGGGTGTAGTTTGCACCCGTACCGATGTAGTTTTTGCGGAACTGTGAGTAGGTGAGCTGACCGGACGCATACTCCTGCATTGCGGCGCGGGCGTCTGGCGAGGCAGCAGCCATCATGGCGGCGAGGTCCTGGCTCGCGGACTTGGACTGCTTGTAGGCGCTGAAAACAACATCGCCGTTCTTGCCAAGGTGCTGTGCGACAGCGCTGGAGATGTACTGGAAGGTCTGAGGAAGCCCCTGCTGCTTGACCATGTTCATGACCTGGGTCTGGTCAAGTCCAAGCTGGCCCCACTCGGACACCATCTTGGTTGTGGGGTTCGACATGGTTCGCAAGGACTGGCGAATATATGTGGCGGCTCGGGCAGGGCTCTGACCCATCTGTGTCATAGTCGCCAACATGCCAAGCACTTGGGGCAGCGGGATCCCCATTGACCCTGCAAGCGGCACAATCGTTGCCAGCACCGGATTCAGGTCGTCCATGGTCATCTTGCCGTGGGCTTCGGTAGCGATGATTTCGTTACCGGTACTATTGATCTGACCCTTCGTTCCCTTCATTCCGTAGCTGTCCAGGATGGAGGTCAAGGCGTTCACACTGGACTGGGCGGTGGTGTTGCCGACCCATCCCATCTGCTGACCCGCGCGCACTATGTTGATGCCGCTCATGCCATGGAAGCCTGCGGAGTTGGCGTAGTAGGCCGCCGCAAGTGTGTCGGACTGGGAGGTGGCATTCGAGACGCTGGATTGCAGCAGCAGTGAGTTATCCATGCCAAGGTTGCGACGGAGTTCGCCCGCACTGGTCGCAAGGCGGTTGATGCCGTACTCCCAGTTGGAGAACGACTTGATGGAGAACCAGCCGCCGATGATGTCTCCGATTGCCAGGCTCTTGAACATGCGTCCCGCCCGTGCTGCGCCATTCTCGACGGCGGTGCCCCAGCTGCTCGCGCTTGCTGCGGAACGATCGAAGGCGGCTCCTTGCGCGGCGATGTAGGGCACGCTCGAGCCGATCTTGGTGCCAAGCGCCTCATGCTGGGCGGCGGCGGCATCGGCGGCAGCACCCGACTGGCCGATCTTGGTGGCCAGGGTGGCGTGGGCGTAGCGAGAGGTAGCTGCGCTGTCTGCGGCCCCGAGGTTGGCGGCGGCCAAGCGGTCCGATGCAGCGGTGGCGACGTCAGCTGACCCCGCAAGGGTGTCGGCTGCACCGCTTGCGGCCTCGACCGAGCCGGCCATGCGGTCGGCCGCGCCGGCAGCCTTGTCGAGGGAGCCAGCAAGCGTGTCGAACTGACCAGCCGCCTCGGCGGCGTTGGTAGTGACGATGATCTCGATCGGGTCGATGGCCATTACGCGAACACCTCCTCGAGGACCGCCTCAGCGATGGCGGTAGCTGCCTCGGTGGCAACGGCTGCGCCCTTGGCCATGTAGTGCTTGCCGGGGATAGTCACCTGGCTCTTGCGGTACCAGATGCCCGAGTTGCGCGGCGCCTGGAACCGGAGGCCGTTGGGCGTCTTGGCACGAATGACTGCGCCCTCTTCCTGGACGCGCGAGTAGATGAGGGCGGTGCCGACGACCACGCGAGCGGCCTCGACCGACTCGGTGACCGTGGCCGTGTGGATAGACGCGGCGAGGCGACCCGTCGGGGTGCCAGAGACGTAGGGCTTGATGGCTTCGCGGGCTTCCAGCTGGGCCATGCGTCCGACCTCTTGGGAGATCTTCACGGCAGCAGTGCGCATGAGCTCTGGCGCGGCCTCGAAGCGACTGACGGCCTCGCTCAGGCCCTTGATGTCAACAGTGAACGCCATGCTTCCTACTGTCCGCACAAGCAAGGCGACGGCACGGTCCCCTAGAGACCCTCACCTCGGAACGCCAGGAACCAGTCGGCCAGGCTGGGTGCAACGCTGCGTGCCTGCTCGTACGTCCAGCCAAACTCGCCACGCAGCTGCGCAACGCGTGCGGCGTCACCAGGTGAGTAGGGAAGGTCGTAGACCTGCTCGACTGTGAGCGGGCGGTCGCCGAAGTATTCGTCGGGAGTGAGGGCGGCTACCAGCGGCGAGCGCGTGCCGGTCATCGGGTCGATGGCTGTGCGCTGTGGGAAGGTGCAGACCGCGTAGATCTGGTACTCGACAGGGACTGATGCAGCCCTTAGCTGGCACTCTGCGGTGCAGGAGCTGCCGTCGTCGTGTCGGCCTCCGTGCCACTTGACCCAGCGCTTGGCTGACTTGACGCCGTGGTAGCCGCGGCTTTTGGGTCAGTCGCCTCGGTCTCCATCGTCGGGTCGAAGTCCGGGTAGAGCTTGGGCAGCTCGTCCTTGACGGCGACCCAGATGGCATTGCTGTCACCGATGGTGATCTCGTCCCAGGATGCAGCCTCGACGGACGGAACCGGCAGGGCCGAGCCGTCAGCGTTGGTGAAGTCCCAGTTGACGATGAGGTAGCGCAAGATGACGTCCTTCTGGAACAGGGTCCAGTTGGCGACGCTGGCGTTCTCGTCGTAGCCGGCCGTGAGCTCGGCCATGAGCTCGCGCTGCTGACGGTTGGTCAGAGCGGTCGCCTCACGACACGAGACGGTGTGGCCGGATGGCAGTGCAACAGTGATCATGTAGTCCTCCTACTGGTTGGGGTTAGGCGTAGCCGTTGGCTCCGTACGCGATGGTCGGCACCGCATTGGTCACAAAGATGTCCAACGGAGTCAATACGCCATCGATGATGCTTGACTGGGCGGCCAGGGCCTCGAAGTCGAACTCAGCTTTGAGCACGTCCTTGGTGCCACCGCGGACGATCTTGCCGGAGGTGTAGGCGACGTTGGAGCAGATGACCTGCACGCTAAATGTTCCGGTGCCGGTGCCGGTGCCAGGCTGCCACTCGGACGGGAGAAGCGCTACGGAGAACTGCGACGAGGCGCCCTGCACGAAGTTGGATAGCTCCGAGTAGGCAGCGCTGTCGGCAAGAGCAGTGACCTTACCGGTGACCTCGACTGTGGTGGCCTGCCATGCGTAAGGAGCGCGGCCGCCCTGCTTGGTTGAGCCGAAGGGGTTGAGCGGGTCACCACTGGCAGTGAAGATGGGCTTGACATCGCGCTTGATTTCGATGTCGTAGCTCTCGACCTGGAACTGCACGTAGGAGAGGTTGGCAAACGATGACCAGGTCGGGATCGGGCCCTCGGTAGTCCAGCTGATGGCGGATGCGTCCGTGTCTACAACAGACGGCATGCCAAGTAGCGAACACTCTACTTCAACGAGCTTGTCGTCCGAGCCGGTGATCTTGACGCTCTCAAACACGCAGTTCGAGTAGTAGAAGTTGTTGCCCTGGCCGTCCTGAGTCGAGATGCGGAACACGGCCGGTGCGCCGTTCACAAAGCCCGCGTGCGCCAATGCGCCATCGACGGTCTGGGCGCCGTAGTAGTTGGTGACGCCGAAGAGCGCAAAGCCGATGGTGTCCACGGCAGCGGCCATCGTGAAGGAAATCTTTGAGTGAATGGTGCCAGGAACTGCCTGGTGACGCGCGATGTAGTCGCCGGTGAAGGTGTCATCGAAGATGGGCTTGGTGACGTCCTCGGTGTCGAACTTCGAGGCGCGGATGAAGTAGGGAGCAGCGCCGGACACGACGTTGCCAGATCCGTCCTCACGAACGATGCTGATGACCGAAGTCGAAGTGCTCTGCGCCATTACGGGGTTGTGCGTGGTCATTGGTTGGCTCCAGAATTGGTCGTGTTGCTAGAAGTTGAGGCGGTCGTGTTGCTCGAAGCTGTGGCCGTGGTGTTGTCAGTCGCAGGCGTGGTGGCCGTCGAGGTAGCGGTGCTCTTGGTCGTCGTGGGCGTGTTAGCAGCCTTGGTGGAAGCAACTGTGGCGACAAACGGAGTGGTGACGATGGTCACATTGGACGAAGCCGCGGCCGTCGGCATGTTGGCCGATGCTTGGGCGGTCGCTTGGGCGGGGGTGATTGCACCAGCGGTTTTGTTGGAAGGGTCGATCTCGCCGACGCCAGGAACGAACCGCTTTTCAGAGAAGGTGTACTCGGACATGGCTATGACTGTCCCGCCCTGTGCCGCTCGCGCAAGGGGGCAGACAGCTACTGGGCGGTCGAGACGACCATCGCCTCGAAGCTGATCTTGAAGGCGATCTCGAAGGCACCCGGCTCGCCTTGGAGCGGGTCGCGCTCGACGCTGAGCTTGTGGATAGCGGCCTCGACCACTGCTCCCCCGAGGGTGGGGTCGTTGCGCAGGGCGTCCTTGATCTCGTCTTCGATACGGCGCTGCAACACCACGGACGAGGCACTGTCGCGGCTCGATGTCTTGAAGATGCCGAAGAGGTCGATGTGGTGGGTGACCGTGCGGTCCGGCTTGCCGTTCGAGGTGTAGAGCCGGCCCTGCTTCTCGGAGAGTGCGAGGACGTAGAGCGCTGCGCCCCAGGGTTGTCCCGTGCCGTAGTAGTTGGCCGAGTCGTCCCAGTTCATTGGCTCGGCGTCGAAGATTGCTCGCACGCCAGGCAACGTGACGCTGCGCAGGTAGTCGGCTACGGCTGTGGTTACTGCCTCGGCAGACCACGGATTGGGCGTATAAGACGGCCACGTCGTGTTGACACCGGGCCAGGTAGAGAAGTCCGCGCTCACCAGATGCCCCAGTTAGGGTCAACTTCGAAAACATTGGTCTCTTTGTTCAAGATGAAGCCCGGCGGGACGAGCCAGCCCTGCTTCTCGGGGGCGCTGACCGAGACGACGTTGGCGTCGTTCACACCGCCCATACGCTGGCCGCGACTGAACTCGGCAATGGACTTGCGCAGGCGCGTAAGGCCGTCGGAGTAGGTGGCGCGCAGGTGCTCGATGCGTCCCCATCGGTTCTCGCGGTGCGAGGCGGGCGTGTAGGCCATCTCGATCTGGGCAGCGACGCCGTGGGTGGCCACGCGCTTGGCGGCGGCCTTCAAGGTGTCGAGCGCAGCCAGGCGCTCGGGGCTGGTGGCCTGGGCCGAGAGTGCGTCGGGGTCACCGGCGAAGGCTGCGACCTCGGAGCATACGTCGACGATGAGCGTCCAGACGGTGGTCGCCGTCGGGTAGGTCGTCTGGTTGAAGATGCCCGAGGCGTCCTGTGCGAGGTTGGGCACCATCATCGAGACCTCTTCGATGCTGGGCTGCCAGGTAAAGGGCGAGTAGGCCACGCCAGCCACGCGCAGCTGGACCTCGGCGAGGTAGGTGCTCGTAGCGTCGGAGTTCTGCCACTGGGCGCGCAACGTGTAGCCAGTTCCGGGGTTGAGCAGCGAACCGGGCACGAGCTGGACTATGACCGCGCCGTCCACATACGCAGCGTTGGGCAGCGCCGGCCCGTTCGAGCCGTCCGGGTTGATGAGCGCGACAACGACATTGATCGGCTGGGTGAATGCAGGGGCTTCGAGAGGCTCAAGGTTCCCCAAGTAGTCGTGCTGGATCGGCAGCTGGGCCGAGGCGTCGATACCTATGGCGATGGTCTCGTTGACCGAGATGTCGATGATTGGGTTCGTCTCGGGAACGAATCCCGTAGCGCCGAGGACTGCCGTGATGTCGGGAAGAGTGCTCATGTTGTATACCGTCCGTGGGTAGAGGTTGTGTGCAACCAGACGCAAGAAGCCCCCCTGGTCCGGAGGACGGGGACCAGGGGGGCTCTTGCTACCAGCGGCTTGGCCGCTTTGTTTCGCTACTCAGCCGAAGCCGAGGGCGACTTCTTTGCGGCGGTCTTGTCAGGCTCGACAACACCGAGAGCGATGAGGCGCTCGAGCTCACCTTCTTGCAGCGCGGGAACCGTGTCACCGCACTGCAAGAAGATCTTCTTGCCCGACGCGTCGTGCGCGAAGGCGCCAGAAGACAGGAGCTTGGCCATTATGCGATGCCGTTCACCCAGCAGCCCGCGAGCGGGTTCTGCACGTAGGGGGCGAAGTTGTGAGCCATCGACACGACCCAAGTCTCGGCAGGCGAGATGTTGGGGGTGTTGAAGACTGACTGCGCGCGCAGCGGAAGCGTCTCAGCGAGGCCACCGAGCAGGGCGAGGTCAGCGACCAGCGCACCACTCTCGAAGGCGTTGCCGATGGTCAGCTCGGTCGGAACCGTGATGACTTCGAGACCCGCGATCTTGCCGAGGACACCCTCGTCGGAGACGGTGGTCGTCTCACGCGAAAGAGCAAGCAAGGTCTGGATCGGGGCGCTCGACGCGAGCAGAGCGGCGTTGAGTTCGCTCATGACGATCGCGTTCGGGCGGAAACCGAGACGGGCGTCCTTGATGGTCGCGCGAGCGGTCATCAGAGGAGCCAAGACCTGGTCGGCCGAGGTGGCGCCAACGAAGGTCGTGCCAGCGACAACGGTGCGGGCACTCGTGCCGGTAGCCGGGATGTCGGCAACCAGAGCGGAGACCGACAGGGTGTCGGCGCTGTCCGAGTAGCTGTTGGACAGCTGACGGAGGGCGGTGTCCACGGCGGAACGCTTGTAAGCGAGAACGTCTTCCCAGGTGACGAGAGACTTAGCGGCGATCTTCACCGTCGCGCCCATCGAGGGGGTCGTCTCACCAGTCTGAGCCAGCGGGAAGTCCGAGCCCGGGGTGATGACACCGTAGGGGGTGTCGCCCGAGATCGCGGCGGCCTTCTGGGCCACGCTCTTCTGGACGGCAAACGCACCGTTTACAGCGTTGATGCGCTGGGTGAACAGCTTGTAGGTCAGCACGTTCTGGGACAGGTAGTCACCAAGGATGGCCAACACGGCCGGGGTGCTGTTGAGCAGACCGACGATGTCAGCGACGTCACCGGTGGGTGGCGCCTGCGTGTAGTCCCAGCTGATAGCTGAGTGGGTGTTGACGGGCTCGGACATTGCTGTCTTGCTCCTTTACTTGAGGGCCCGGAACCGGGCGATGATGGAATCCACGGACTGCTGACCGTCGGACAACTTGGCCGAGCCCAGGGCAGTGGTAGGGATTGTGCCGGCGGCACACTTGGCGACGAAGGAACGGCAAGCCGTCTCGTTGGCGTCGAACAGGGTGCGCATGTCGTCGAGCTGCGCGGGGGCGATACGGCCCTCGACCTCGCAGGCATTGCGCAAGAAGGCTTCACGCGTCTCAACGCGCTGGGCCTCACGAAGGTTGGCGAGCTCGGTCTGGGCGCCGCGAAGCTGTACCAGGTTGTCGCTCGTGATGATCTCGAAGCCGACAGGGAGCTGCGAGGCGAGAACCGCGACCTGCTGTGCAGCGGCGGCGGCAACCTCAACGGTTTCGGCAACTTCCTCGACGACTTCGTCGGTGGTGGTCTCGTCGATGGCGAGCTCGGTCTCGGCGTTAGCCTCGACAGTCTCGTCCGCGATGACCTGGTCCACGACGGTCTCGATGTTCTCGGTGGTCTCTTCCATGACTTCTGACTGTCCAGAGGTGGCGGCCCGCGTCAAGGACCCTGGCGCAGAGATCCGAGAGAGCAACGCGGCCGAGCTCGGCACGGGTCCGTCCTCGAAGCTGTCGGCGTCGGCGACGTAGGTCACCATGACGCGCTCGGGGGCGCCGAAGGTGACGAGGCCGTCACCGTTGTCGGTCCACTCCACACGGTAAAGCTCACCGTCGGTGCCCTCTACGATGATGAAGTCTGACCAGACCTCGCGCACATAAGCCCACGAGGCCTGGCCGAGCTGGTCGTAGAACTGGTCTACAACGGCGTCAATACGGACGCTGGCTTTTACTGACATGTTTTCCTCCATACGGGTGAACAGGACGGGCTTGGATGGGCCCTTTGCGGCGACCTTGCTCTCGAACAAGTCGTAGAGGTCGTTGAGCTCTTCGATGGCCGGCAGCTGCTCACCGAGCAGGGCCACGCCAGTCATGACGAACGGGTAGCGCGCGGCGCGCGGGCTCGTCTGGTAGTTGAACGCGCCCTCGATGGAGCGAGCCGGGTAGGCGATCGGTGCGATTGCGGCGAGCGATGTCGGGACCACAAGGTCACCAACCAGGACAACGCCGTCGCCGACCTCGCTGACGCGGAGGTTGGTCACGCGGCCAACGGCCGGTGCGCTGTCGCCGAGCTTGCCGTCGTGGCCGAGCTTGATGACCGGGTTGCGCAGCTTGGGGTCGAGGAATGCGGCGACCGCACTGTCGAAGTGCTCGCGGGTGAAGGTGACGTCACCGGTCGAGGCGTGGTAGGTGCCGCTGCGGGCAATCTCGACGCCGGGGATCGTCGTGGTGGGGATGGTCGGGGTAGGCATCGTTGTTGACTGTCCTGTCTCTGGGCGCTCGGGCAAGGGCCCTAGAAGTTGGAGGCGCCGGGGTTGTCGGCCTTGGGCTCGGGCGGCATGTGCGTCGGCGGCTTGACCAGCGCGCCGGTGCGCGGAGCGTCCGGGTCGTCGGCGGCGGGCATGCCGAAGAGCTGACGGACGTGGGTCTCGAGGCCCTTGTCCGGGGTGACCACGCCGGCCTCGACGAGCAGGCCGAGCACTGCGGGCGGGATGTTGCTGTCGACGCCGATGAGGCCCGGAACCAGACGCGGGATCTTGGCGTCCTCACCCTGGCTCCATACGGTGAGCGGGCGGATGACCTGCTGGGTGAACTGGTCGCCCAGGTCGTTGGCCATTGCCTGGCAGCTGTCACGGAACAGGTCGATCTGGACTTCGCCCAGCGCGTGCGAGCCCTCGGACGAGGCACCCAGCTCCAAGAACATGGCCAGCGTCGACTTGGCGATCTGCTTGTTCTGGTACTCGATGTGCGGGAGGATGTCGGGCAGTTTGCCCTCGACGCCAACGAGGCGGAACTCGCTGTCGCCCTTGGTCACGACCGAGGCGGTGTCTCCGGCACGCAGGGCGCGGCCGGCCTTCTCGGCGTTGGACACCTGTTCGTCGGTGGCACCCTCGGAGAGCTTGAAGTGAGGGATGCCCATGCCGTTGCGCTCATCGGTCATGACGAGGATGCGTTCAAGGCGGTCCTTCAAGCTCCACGGCTTGTATGCCGAGCGGAGCATCGAGACACCCTGGGGCACGGCGCCTATGCCGCCAACGCGATACCAGCACATGCGCGCACCCGGGATAGCACCGGTTCCCGACTGCCACACTTCGAGGATCTTCCCCTGGGCGTCGGTGATGATGCGGGTGATGGTCGAGGGGTGGCGCACGTCGAGGCGTGCGAGGCGGACCATGCCATCTTCAATGGCCACGGTGATCTCGAAGGGCATGTGCCCGTAGGTCGTAGCTTCGAGGGCCTCACGAAGGTGCTGTGTGAATGAGACGCGGGTCGCCTCGGCAACCACGCTCGCCTCCTCACCCAAGATGGGTAGGCCCAGGTCGGCAGCCAGTGCAGCCACGAACTTGGGGTCGGCGCCGGCCGGGTCAATGCGCCATGGCACCTTGCGGATGGTCAAGTGAATAGCGCGGGTGGCGGCGTCGATCTGGCTGTCGGTGCGCATCTGGGAGAAGATGCGGACGTTGCCCGGCCACGTGAGGGAAGGGTTGAGCTCGTCGATGTTCCACGGTGTGAGCGACTGCCCATTGACAGGATAGACACCAGTGGCGTAGCCGGATGGGTCGGTGAAATCGGCGGGGTTGGAGTCGTACACGATCGGGTCCATGCGTCCCTACTGTGCAGAGATAGTCGCTGGGTGCCAGTTGTTAAAACTGCATCGTGAGGATGTTGCTCTCGTCGCTGGCGTGGCCGATGTCTACCGACAGGCCACCCGTGGCCCGGGGGCGCCAGAGTGCCAGGTTCAGGGCGTCCGCGAGGTCGGGTGAACGGCGCAGCTTGGCTCGCACATCTTCCTTGCTTTCGGCGCGCCGTTGGCCAGAGGGCTTGCCGCTCTCCTTGTGTACGTCCGTGGCCGTAAGCTCGGCGGCGAGCATGTTGAAGTCCTTCTCGTTGATGCCGCCCAGCTCGTTCTCGGACATGTCGAGGTAGCCCATGCGCAGGTAGTCGGCCGTGGTGAACCAGAGCTGGTCGCGCATGCGTGTGTAGCGCTTGGGGTCATCGGCGCTGGCCGAGGCGTTGTTGGGGAAGTAGTCCCGGCCCTTTACATAGTGGGTCTTGGAGAGCTCGGAGGTGAGGCCGACGCCAAGACCGGTCTCGTCGTAGACGAGCTTGTAGCCGTCTTCGAGCGCCTTGATCGCGAGAGCAGCCGTCTCGTGTATCTGTAACCCGCGGTGTCCCTCGATGCGCTGGACGCGGCGCCCGTCCACGAAGCAGATGGCGGTCCGGTCGGCGCTTCGTCCCGGGCCGGCGATGTCGATACCAGCCCAGCGGCCGGTGAGGGCTGGCAGGTGCGGCGGGAGCATCGGGAGCTTGTCAAGGCCGGCGCCACCGCGGCGGGCCAGCATCATGCCGTCCATGCTGATGAGCGTGCGGTCGGACATGGGAGGGAAGTCGCCCATGATGATGGACGACCAACCGGGCGACCCGATGCCCCACTCTTCCTTGGCCTCGTGGATGTCGATGAGCGTGACGGCACCGGGGAACGGCTCGTGCAGTGCCTCGATCTCTTCGTTGCGCTCGCCGTAGGGCAAGTCGAGGAACTGCTTCCAGGACATGCCCAGCTGCTTCAAGCCTTCGACGATGTTGGGGTGAGTGCGCGGCGACATGTGCAGGGTCGAGTAAAGCTTCTGCTTGGAGTGGAACATGTCGTAGAACGGGCCGCTCGTGACGGTCGGGTTGCCAATCGTGAGCAGTCGGGCGTTCTTGCCCTTCAACATCGTGGCCGCGGCGGTGTAGATATAGGCGGGCACACCGGGCCCCTCATCGAGGATGATGAGCAGCATCCCACGGGTGTGCTGTCCCTTGAAGCCTTCTTCGCTATCAGCGGTGCGACCAACGGCAAAGTGCTCGGGGCTGATGTCCCAACGCGGCTCCTTGGGGGTGAGCCGCCCGCGCAGGCGCGGCGAGGCGGTAGCGACCCGCGTGCGGATTTCCTTCCACAACAGGTCGGTCACCTGCTTGAAGCTGGGAGCCGAGGTGTAGACGATGGCAGGCTCGAAGCATTCCATCGCCCAGGTAGCAACCACGGACGAGATGAAGGTCTTGCCCACACCGTTGCCGGCGCGCACGGCGGTGCGGCGGTTGTCTCGGACGCTCTCCAAGACCTTGACCTGGTCGGGCGTGAGTTCGAGGCCGAGGCGCTCGCGGCCGAACGCGGCGGGGTTGCGCTTCCACTCCTCATTGCGGCGACGAAGGATCTCGGCCTGGGCGCGTAGGGCGAGGAGTTGGCGCTGCTCTTCGTTGAGGTCGTTGAGCGACTGCGTCACTTGATCCCCCGGGCGAGTTGTTCGAGCTCGTCGATGGACAGCGCCTCCACGCCGATGTTTACGTTGAGGTTCTTGCTCTCGGTCTTCTTGGCAGGCTCGGCGCCGTTGATCTTCACGATGGCGAGCAGGGCCTGGCGCTCCTCGGCCAGGGCGAGAACGGCAGCGGTGGTCTTGCCGGCTGCGAGTGACAGGCGGGCGGACGATGCGGCGTCAGCGGCGATGCGGCGCAGGCGGGCAGTCGCGTCGTTCACGATCTGGGCATTGCGGTGCATGGTCTCTGGGTGAGACAGCCAGTGCTTGCTCCACTCGTCGAGGCGGCGCTTGACCTCGGACGGCTTCAAGCCGACTTCGCGGCCGATCTGGGTGGGAGACAGTCCGAGTGTAGAGAGCTCCAAGATGCGCTCCCAGAGCTCGGCGTTGGCCGTCTCGGGGTCGAGCGGGTCGAAGCGCTGGGTCGTGTTGACGACGGGCGTGAAGTCTGGGTCTACGGGGTGCTCAACGACGCGGGGCGTCACCTCGTCTGGCACGACGATCTCGGCAGGGATGATCTCTGGCATGCCTGTGACTGTGCGGAGGGGGCGGCAGTTTTCACCCCAGACGCAACGAGACCCCCTCCCTAGCCCAGGAGGGGGTCTCGCCATACCAGGAGCCGCTCGATGTAAAGCGGGACGATTGCTCGTCGTAGATGAGTGTCCGGTGTGTTTTGCATAGTGCAAGGGTTTCTTGATTTTCTTTTGCCTTGTCTGGCAGGGGGCGACACATAGGCCTGATGATTTGTGCTTGCGCTCTCGTGAGGGACCGGTGCAATGCCGCCGCCGCCCTACCGAGATACAAGGGGGGGGGGGCTTGCCAACGCCGGGGGCTGCCAACGCCGCGCCCTCGTTCGCCATAGCGCGCCGTCACCATCTGCCACGCGGTCACTCGGTGCGGCGGTGCGCGTCCGATCACCCGATCACCCGCCCATGTCACCCGATCGGGGGATTTCCAAGAATCCTCTTGACATTTGTCGCCTCCCCCTGACTGTCCTTTTCGTCACCTTCGCAAGTCGCGGCGGTGATTTGACTCAGGAGGTCAACGATGTACCAGCCCATGTGCACCAATTGCCAGGTGCAACCCGCACACCCGGATAACACCAGGTGCGCACCCTGCCACAACGCCGAAGTGGCGCGCCGCATGCCGGTGAACGCCGCGTGCGTTGGATGCGCTGCCCCCGTGCACGCCATCGGCAACGCAACCCCGCGATGCGACTCATGCTACGAGGCCTATATGACGGCCCGTTTCGCTGGCCGCCAGATCACCGCCGCCGACGTGGTGGCCGCTTGGGGAGGTGCTCGCTAATGGGCGCCCGCACCGTTCTGGCGTCGTTTGACTGGCGCGATGACCACTGTGGCGAACTTGCCGATGACCACGCGGACGATTTCTGCGACTGCGGCGAGTTCGCCCATGAGTCCGAGATCGAAGCTGCCAACGAGTACCTAACCGCCACGTGGTACCTCTGGCGTGGCAATAGCGCTAATCACCTGATCTCGTGCGAGGCGGACTCTTTCTCGAAGTTCACACCCCTCGAGCGCATTGCACGGAACTTGGGCGAGTTGTGGTCCGTCCCCGGCGTTGCGGTGGAGGATTTCGAGCTAACGCGTGACGCCGAGACTGGTGCACTTCATTTGGCACTCACAGTGGCCGGCGGCTCCCGGCGCGACGAAGGCGAACTGGTCCCGATTTCATTTGATCAGTGGTCGGCCTTTCACGGCTTGGGCTACCTGATCGGCGACGATGCGGTCGTCGCGGATGCACTCGTGCTGCCCGTTGCGCTCCTGCGCCGTGCGGTCTTTGTGCGTAGCGAAGTGCCGACGGATCGGGTCATTCACCAACTGGCGCGGATGTGGGAGCCCTTGACCCCGCACGTGCGAGAAGTGGCCCTGACGCTATGGGAAGACGGCGCGACCCTCGAGCGGGCCATCTCTGCTGCCCGCGCCCTGGCCGCTATGGCATAACCCGCCCCGCCCGGGGCAACGCGTGACGCTGCGGATCGGATCCGCCCCCGGGCACTGCGCAACACCGCGCTAACTGACCTGGAGGTCAACTGATGTACACCACCCGCCAAACCGCCGCCGATGCCGCCGAGCTGACCCAAGGGGGCAACAACATGGCAACACTGTCCGACATCACCAGCAAGATGACGAGTTGGGAGCTCGGCATGGCTTTGTCACTCATGGAGGACGGCCTAGACGAGGCCACTGCCGTCATTGGGGCCCTCAAGTGGGGCGCCCGCTGCGAGGCAACCCGCCGCGCCGACGAGGCCAACACTGCCTATCTGGTTCTCTGCGCTGGCCACTGATCGGCACCCCAACCCCCGCGCATGCGCGCTACACGCCGGCCCGCAACCGGCGGCGGGGACCACTACCAGCACCTAGAGGAGGTGAGACATGACTGCCAAAGAGATCAAGGAACGCGAAGCCGAAGAAGCCCTGCGCCGCGAGGCCGAAGAGGCCCAACGTGACGACGACGCGCGGGCCGACAGGCACACCCGCCGGCCCGCATAGACACACACCCCCGCCGGGCGTTGGGCGGGGGCTTTGTGCCATCCGGGGTGCCCGTGAGTGCACTCGACGTGTCTACCTCTCACGCCCGCACCGGGCCGACCTATACCGAGACACCCGCCAGGCGTTCGCCGGCCCGTGAGAGTGCCACGTCGTCCTGACCCGTGGCCCGAGAAGCGCCGGCCCGGCACGACCCGTCGCCGGCCTCGTATACCCCCCTCTGGCGGCTCGTGCGCGCGCACGCGGGGGCATGCGCTAAAATTTTTTTGCTAAGGGTCGCGCCCCGGGGTTTTTGCCCCGGGGTTTTCTGCTGTCTGTGCCGGCTTGGGCGGTGACTGACACACTGGTTGCATGGGACATGACCCGCGACCACCCCTCGACGACGGCTGGGCCTTCCTTGACCCACTGACGGGCGAAGAGCTGGCGGGCTTTCACGACGCCATGGTGCGCGGGGCCGCAGCTGGCCGGTTGGCCGTCGAGCTTGCTGGTGATCTGCCTGACCCCGTGGCCGACGTCGATGCACACATCGCCGGCCTTGCTGCTGGCATCGATCGCATCCTGGCCGACGACGCCGAGGCCGACGTCGATGCTGGCCCCAGCCGGCCCTGATCCAGGTCGACGTCGCTATACCCCGGCCCAGCTCTTCGTGCCTGCGCACGGGGATGGTCATCTATAAATTTTTCCCTAAGGAACGCTCCCAGGGTTTTTCAGGTGGGACCCCTTGCCTGGGACCCTCCGCGCGTGGATCTCATGTAGGTCGCGGCCTGGCGTGGTCGCACGGCCTCAAAGCTGGCTCCCTCGCATCACGATAAAACCCGGGAACGTTCCCATCGGTTCCCGACAGGTTCCCGGAACGCGGAACCGACCCAGCGTGTGTGTTCCGTTCCCGGTTCCCCCTATAAAGGGGGGGAACCGAGGGAACTGATCACCACACTCTCGCGATGGGCAACCGTCGTTTCCCCAGTGATTGCAAGGCTTTTTGATGATTTACCCCCCTGACATATAGGGTCATTTTTGCCCGGGAACCGATCGGGAACGTCGCCCCCTCTGTTCCCTACCGTTTGTCACCCCCCTCTGGGCACTTCGATACCCCAAACCGGGACCAAAAGTTCCCCGCGCCCCCTGGGGTCCCCCGAATATGTGATCTTCGCAACTTCTCCAAAACATCCGTGCACGGCGTCATCAGCACCGGACCGTCCTCTCTCGTCGGTGCCATCCGGGCATCGGCCACACCAGTGAGGACACGATGATTACCACACACAAGCCCAAGCCCATCCGGCTCACTCCCACCGCAATGCGTCTAGCCCCGCTCGTCCGTATGGGCGGCTGGTATGTAGACACCGAGCTCATCGAGCAGCTCGGCGGCGTGGACGTCTCCACCTACTACCGCGCGCTCCACCAGCTCGCGGACCTCGGGATGATCACCTACACCGATCGCAACCGCGGACCCCAGAGCCCCTACTCGTATCGCCGCATCGACCCGATCGTCACCTCGACGATGTGGGACGTGCTCGGCCTGCGCATCTTCGGGGTAGGTGCCTGATGTCGGCCATCTACGACCACGACGAAGCCGCCATCGCCGCCATCATGGCCGACGGCGACCAGATGCCCGCGATGATGTCGTCAGGTGGTGCAGTCCGTCGACCCGCTGTCGAGAAGCCCGCTGTCGAGGTCCCGTCCTTCTTCGGTGACGACTGGGACGAGGACGAGCCCGAGATTGCCCCAGAGCTCACAGTTGTCGACGGTGGCCACCCGCTCTACTACCCAGGGCTCGACCACGTCATCGCGGGGCCGGCCGGCACGGGCAAGACCTGGATCGCATTGGCGAGCATCGCTGAGCTGGTCCAAGACAACCCGGCCGCGATGGCCCTTTTCATCGACTACGAGGACACCCGGTCCCGTATGAAGCAGCGCTTGAAGGCGTTGGGCGTGACCCGCGAGCAAGCGTCGCGCATTGCCTACTGGCAGCCGTCGGGCTACATCTCGCCGGCCACCCTGTATGGCCAGGCGTTCCACCGCTGGCTCGATGACTACATGGTGGAGCTGATCGTGCTCGACAGTGTCGCGATGTCCATGGTGAGCGGTGGGCTCGACGAGAACAGTGCGCACGACGCAACGACCTGGTGGAACGACGTCGTCGTGCCGATGAACCGACGCGGTTTGACGTCGATCCGCATCGACCACACCGGTCACGCAACGCCCGACCAGCCCATCCGGGCGCGCGGGTCAGCAGCCAAGCTCGACCGAGTGGCCGGCGCCGCCTATGTCGTCACGGCCATCAAGCCGTTTAGCCGCGAGCAGGGTGGCGAGCTCAAGATGGTCTGCTCCAAGGACCGCGGTGGCTTCCACACCAAGGGCAAGGCCGCGGCCATGGTCCACATCGACATTTCCGACCTGGACGGGACCGAGCACCTGCGTGTGCGCTTCGTAGCGCCCGCCTCGACCGTTCGCGGCGCCGCCGGGTTCCGTCCGACCACGCTCATGGAACGCGCGTGCAAGGTTGCCGTCGACCACGGCGAGCCGATCACCCGCACTGCGTTGCGCAACCTCGTGGGCGGCAAGGCCGAGTACACCAACTCAGCCATCGGCATCCTCATCGACGAGGGGTATTTGGTTCGCGACACCGGCGACAGCCGTGGCCCGCTCACGGTTGCCCGCGTCTACCTGGCCAAGGAAGACCCGACCAGTGACGACTTCGACCCGGCCAGCCCGGTCGCTCGCACCGTCTTGTCGGACTTCACCGAAGAAAGCGTGTTCGACTGATGAAGCCAAACATTGTCCGAATGGACAACCCTGACGGCTGGGCGTATGACGACCTACAGCAGCGCTTCCCCATCATCAAGGGTCTCGGCCCCAAGCCTCTTGGGTTTTGCTTTGTCGTGCTCGACGAAGAGCACCCGGCTCACCCGTTCGTCATGGAGATGTACCAAGAGGGTGTCTTGCTCAATCGCTCGTACCCCGCCTGGGAGCGACTCGAAGCGATGGCTCAGAAAGATGTTGCCGCCCCGTGTCACGCACGGACCGTAGATACCGACAGCACGGATGTTCCGTGCGTCACACATGGAGGACAACCATGAACACCCACTCCTATGCCGGTGACCCAGCGGGCTTCGCCCGAGACATCTGTCGCGCCGACATCACCGATGAGCAGGCCGCGTGCTTGCAGGACCTGTTCATCAACGGGAGCACTATCACCTGGCACCGACCCGGCAGCGCCAACGTCGCCGTGCTGTACTCCATCTGGGCAGCAGTGACCCGACTGGACTCGCACGTGCGTAGCTCTCACATGCAGCTCACCATCGATGGCCAGATCCAAGAGCTCGTCTACATCTCGGCCACGGTAAACGAGCCGTTCGAGCAGTGTGAGGCGGGCTGGTGATCTCGCGCGAGGACATCCTGCAAGTCGGCGACCCGCTATTGGCTCAGCGCCTGACTTGGACCCCCGGGGACAACGTGCACGAGCGTGCGCTGGAGATGTACGCCAACCTGCACGGCCTGCGTGCCATCGGCCTGGCCGCCAACCAACTTGGTTACACCGAGCGCTTCTTCGTGCACAACCTGCCGGGCACCCTGCCGCGTGCGGTCATTGACCCGATTATCGAGGCGGTCTCGCCCGACCTGGTGTGGGCAGTCGAGGGGTGCTTGTCAGTAGACGGTATGGCCGTCGAGGTGGCCCGTCCGGCGTGGATCAAGATCAGTTTCGTGACCGGCTACACGCGCCGGCGTCTTCGCTTAGGCGGGATGAACGCACGCATGGCGTGTCACGAGGTCGATCACCTCAACGGCATCAACATCTTGCAGCGTGCGGACGACCCGTACCTGCCCTACGCATAAGGAGCATCATGGAATCAGCAGCATTGTTGGCGGCATTCGCCGTCGTCTGGGGCGCATCAGCCTCTCTTGCCCTCGCCGCCATTGCCTGGACCTACTGGGCCCTGCACGACGCCGTGGTTACTCGTCTGATCCGCCGGGAGCAGTCCAGGTCGAGCCGTCGGTAGTCCACCCGATCCACGCGCCAGCGGGCAGGCTGGATAGGTCGGTCCACGACGCTTCGGGCGTCATGTCGACGTCGGCCGCGATGACGTTGGTGATGGTGTTGTTTTCGATGATGGCGTAGTTCTTCATCAGTACCAGATTTCGATAAGGCCAGGGGCACCAGAGCCACCGGCGGGTGCAGGGTTTGCGGAGTTAGCCGAGGCGCCCGAGCCGCCACCGCCACAGCCCGGAGTGGTAGCCGTCGTGCCGGTGCCCGGCGTAGTCGAGCTCGTTAGCGTCGTGGTGTTGCCAGTCAGCGGAACGACCAGCGCATTGGTGGCCACCGTCGAGGCAGTGCCGCCGATGCCGCCGTAGTTGGGGGACGCCGACTGCGAGGTCGCGCCACCCGTGCCGCCGACCACACCCATGAACGGGATGGTGACAGCGCTGTTGCCGGTCGGGCCGGCGACGCCGCCGTTGCCCGGTTGGTTCGCATAGGTAAGCGACGCCGAACCGGTGGTAAGCGTCGAGGCGGCACCGTAGAGAGCCACGACCACGACAGCGGTTGAGACCTGGCCACGGTAGCCGCCGCCACCGCCGGTCGCCTTCGCGATGGCACCGTTTGCGGTAGAGGTGAGGATCGTCGTTCCGCCGGCGTTGCCAGAGTTGCCAGTAGCCGACACCGTGCTCTGCGCCGCGCCGCCTGTGCCACCCGCACCGATGGTCGCCGTTAGCGTGTCGCCGGGCGTGACGGGAATCCACTCAATCTTGACTTCGCCGGCTGCACCGCCACCGCCACCGCCACCAGAGTTGGTGAGAGCGCCCGAGCCACCTCCGCCGCCAGCACCAATGAGGCGAGCGCGGATCATGGTCACACCCGAGGGGACGGTGAAGGTCTGGCCCGAGCTGGTCATTTTCGTGTAGCGGTTGCCAAGCGGGATTTGGCCGGCCACCGTCGAGGCTGCGCCATAGGCGTCGTAGGTGTTGGCAGCGATGCTGAGCACAGCAGCCGACGAGGTGCCCGAGTTGGTCAGCGGCGCATTGACCGAGACGACACCAGACGGGCCCTGGGCACCTGTGGCACCTGTGGCACCTGTGGCACCCGTCGTACCTTGCGGACCCTGCGGACCAGTAGCACCGGTTGCACCAACCGGAATGGTGAAGTTGAGAACAGCAGCAGCACTCGTTCCCGAGTTGGTGACGGTCGCCGATGATCCGGCAGCACCCGTCGTGGTCGATCCGACGGTCACAGTGGCAGCGGTTCCGGCAGGGCCGGTCGCACCTGTGGCACCTGTGGCACCCGTCGTACCTTGCGGACCCTGCGGACCAGTAGCACCGGTTGCACCAACCGGAATGGTGAAGTTGAGAACAGCAGCAGCACTCGTTCCCGAGTTGGTGACGGTCG